GAGCGGGGTCCGTTCTCCGAGTTGAGGTGCTGAAGAAGTGCGGCCGTGAACGCCCGGGCATCGGCCCGTGCTGCCGAGTTGTCCGGGAGCAGAATGGAAACAGCGCAGCCGACAAATATCGGTGTCGCTTGCGCCCAGGTGGCCTGGTGAATCAGGATCGCCGAGATCGCGGCGCAGGCCGTTGCGATACCACCGATTGTCGTCGGTTGGCGCAGCCAACGTAAAATCCTCGAAATCATGGCAACCTCAGGGCGTGTAGAACAGGTTCGGTGAAATCAAAGAGGAATTCACCACCGCCTGGTGCACGACTTCCTGCGGGTGCACGCCATCAATGCTGCCGGCGCCCAAATCAACCCGCCACTTGCCCGATCCGCCCGGATCGGCCATGATGGAATCGACATCGATCAAACCATAGCAACCCAGTGACGTGCGGTTATTGGCATTGCGAAGATAGGCGTTGTAGGAAAGGCGGTAATTCTCCGCGTTATTGGGGGTCGCGCTGCCTGTGTTCACGGTCGTGCCGCTGGCGATGGCGGCAAGGGTGGCCGCGGAAAGCGTTGCCGTCGATGTGCTGGAGTTCCAAGCGCTGATGGTCGTGCCCGGCGCGATGGCAGTGCCAAAATTCAGCGTGGTATTTGCCGCAATGGTGGCCGTTGTCGCCTTGCTGATGGTAAGTGTCGATCCGGACACGCCAGTGATTGTCGTTCCCGCCGCTATCCCTGCCCCATAGACGGACTGGCCGTTGGCAAGCCCGGTGGCACTCGCCATGGCAAGGCTTGTGGAGCCAGCGGCGATAGCGGTGGTGCCGATCGTCGCGTTGACCGCTGCCACCGCCATTGTCTGCCCCACCGCCACTCCGCTGCAGCACCCAGATCCGGCGAGGGTGATCGCGGTTGAGCCAGTTGGAACCGAAGCGCTTGCGGAATAGGCGGTTTCTACCCAGCTTTGATTGGCAAGCGTGGTCCATCCGTCCGTGCTTAATGTCGTAGGGGGGATGGAAAAGCACCAGACATGCTTGCCGGCGGCTGCGTAGCGCGAGGAAATGGCTTGAATAGAGCCTTCCAGACTAGCGGCGCTTGCGCCGAATTGCTGAATATCATTTCGGCCTAGCTCAAGAAGCACGTCGGTAATTCCGGTGTCCGCCGTAAGGGCAAACTGGCCCGCTCCGGCGACCGCCTCCTCCTGTGCCGTGGTGGATCCGCGGGCTGCCGTGACAAACGGAAAATTGTTTTCAAAACTGCGCTGAATATAGCCTTGGAGATACAGTGTGTCGGCCACATCGCCAGTACCGGTGGCGATCGAGTCGCCAAGGATCAGCGCCGCGCCTTGCGGTGGTGCGCTGCCCGATGGGGTCACCAATCCAAGCACGGCAACCGGCCCCCAATACCCACCGCCCGTATTGCCCTGGTTTGTCGGGTCCATGGTATGGTCGGAAAGCGTTGTGCCGCGCGAGTCGAATTCATTCTGATACGGCAGCCCGGTTCCGGTGTAGCGGGTCCCGGTGCCAGGATAATCCGCAAGCTGTAACCCCGTTGCGCTCATCGTCGCCGCCGTGCGGACAAAGAACTGCGTGCTTGGCGGCAGAGGTATAGACGTTGGATCGGATGTGACGACGTCATGCGATGGCGCGATCAATGCGCCGGTTCTGCCACCAAAACGGCATGGCACGATCTGCCCAGCCGCCGTCATGGCGGTGCCGCTCGGGCCGGCCGAACTTGGACTGGCGCTGAGATTGATCGTGGTTGACACTGGCGTGTTGCCGCTACCGGCCTGAAATGCATTCACCACGGAGGTGACATAGGTTCCACCAGTTATGTAGGAGGACTTGATGTATTGCCCTGCGCTCACGCCGTTGCAGCCATAGGCGCTTGGGCTACACGCCAGCGATGTGGAACCTGTCGTAAATGCAGCACTGGTTGTGAATCCAACGCTTTGGCACGAGGGACAAAATACGCTCGCGTTTGCAATTGTCGCAGTAACGGGGCGGTCAACCTCGCCTTGGTTCGGCATGTCGAATGCCGCGTAGACCAGCTTTATCGCGGTAACCGTACCCCACGATGGGGAGTAGCACATTACCTGGTCCATAATCGCGGTGTTGCTATTGTCATACCAGGACGCCGAGCCATTGACCCCGCGCCGCGAACAAATTGGCAGCCACAGCGGCCGCCCAACCAATCCGCGCAGACTGCGCTGTGGGGTTGTGGCGCTGGCGTAGCCAGATTCGGCGTACCCAAGCCCGATAACCAGGCCAAGCATTACGGCGACAAGCCTGCTGGGGAAATGCATCGTTAGCCCTCCCAGGCTGAGACGGTAGCGGCAACGGGGGACCAGATGGTGATAGATCCCCTATTGACGAAGCTCGAACTCTCGTAGAACGCACCGGCAGCGAAATATGCGCAATCCACGGCGTTTGGGGCTGCGATACCGCCCATGAAGTTGACCCATAATGGACTGCCAGCGGGCGCTTGAAAGGCAAGGTAGTGACGGTTTGGATTAGCAGGAAACAGTGGCGTGCTGGTCTGTGCCTGGACGGTGGCAATCGAACGGGACGTGAGCAGTGCGCCGGTTGGCAGCGCCGGCACGCCGGCCGACGTTGTTCCGAAAATTCCCTTCAATATCGCAACAATAGAGCCCGATCCGCCTGCGTAAATCGGATCGGCCGTGGTGCCCAGCGCTGCTGCCGAAGCCTGCTGCTCGTTAATCTCCGTCGCCTGATTAGTGGAGGTGGCGGCGCCACTGGGCAGGTTCACGTTCACCGGTTGCGACGCGGTTCCGCATGGCACGGCTGTACCCTGCGGTGTAACACACGTCAGCACAGATGCCGGGGCGCGGCTGCGGCCGTCCGGCAAAACGTAAGAACTCCCCGCGTTAGCGATAGCCGGGAAGCCGACGATAAACGCAACGACATAGCGATAGAGCATGCATCCTGCCTGCGACGGTGTTGATATATTGTATATAGTGCAACGATGGGGATTTTTGGCTACACTCGACGACATCGGCGAGCAGCTCGGGTGGACCGCAAACGGAGTGCGGGGCTCGCGGCCGACGAAGCTACTCCTGTGCACTCCATCTGGACCAGCCAATCAGTCCTTAAAACTTTCCGACTCTGCTTACAGAATTAAGGTCAAGGCCGCACCGGACCGGCCGAGCGCCGAGACGACATGAGGGCACCGGCCAGCGCACGCGAAAGCGGCCATCTCCTTCGTTCGCAGGTAGGTGCTCTCACCGCTTGAGGAGACTTTGTTCAACGACCCAACGATAAATCGGTTGACCCAGCCATAATATGGCACTGCCGACCACCCCAATTCCCAGCAGAAGCCCCGCCACGCGCGAGCGCAAGGCAACAATTTCCGCCACTGGCTTGCTCAAATCGTCAATAACCGGGAAGATATTTTCAATTAGGCGTGAATTTTCGGCCGTGGCGAGTCGTAACGTTCCCAAATCCTGTCGCAACTCCGCCAACAACTCCCGCATCGTGTTGTCAAGGCTGCGCTGGTCTTGGCGAAGTAAATCGAGGTCATCGCGAAATAGCACGTGAAGCTTTTCCAGTTGCGACTGGCGGACGTCGATCGAATCGCCAAGAAGCCTTAACCGGACTAGAACCTCACCAAGCTTGGCATTCAGCGGTCCGGAATCGGTGTCTGACAAAACTCGGCCTCCTTAGGCGATATTCAACACGCCGTTATTGTTCCAAATCTGATTGGACCCTGTGGGAGGCTTGGTCTTGGGCAGATTGGGCACGAATAGCCCGGAACTGGGCGATAGCCATAACTGCCCACTCGGCTGGATGCCGATGCCGCCGGCGTTGGTTGAGATCTCCACCAGGTTGCCCGAGGTGGCATTCTGCACCTGCAGCCAATTGACCGATCCCGGAAGATTGAAGAGACTAAGCAGATTGCCGCTACCGCTATTATCGCCGGCAGCACTGAAGAACAGATCGCCACCTTTGGTTTGAATAACGCCGTTTACTGTACCGTCTGAGCCGTCAAACAAAAGTGTCGGCGGATTACTCTTCGTCGCAGCAACAGCTCTCAAAAAATTCGCTGCGGCGGCAACAGCATTCAGCCGCAAGAGAACTGAACCATCCTGTGCGGTAAATACGTGATCCTTGGTACAGGCTATGCCGGACGGCGTCGTAGAGGTAGCAGGGCTCTGGAATGTAACGAGATTGCCGACGTTAATGCTGGAATTATCGATGAAAGCGGTAGAAAGCGGAACATTACCAGGATTCAGAGCGAACGTTGTCAAGCCAACGGTGCCGTTTGCGGCACTTATTTGAATGACCGTCGCCATATTGGCAAACGAGCAGCCGCCGATGGTATTATTGTTTGAATCAAAGGTGCTCTGAAAGCTGAACGCAACGTCCTGGTTATTGCCGCCAGAAGGGCCACCGTTGAAGTTGCAACCAACGACGTAGAAAAGGGAACAGTCGGTAAGCGCAAAAAAGGTCTGCGAAGTGTTAGGCCCACCATCCCGACTGAAATCAAGCCCGGAAAAGTAACCGCCGCCAACCGCCGCCGCTTGCACAGCGCCGAGCGCGATATTCACTTCGCCATTCGCCGCCCAAAGCCCCAGGAGCATCAGCTTTCCCGGCTTGTAACCGGGCCAAGTAGTGATGTTGGTCTGAGAGAACAGGAAGTCCGTTCCGATAACGAGTGGGTTATCGAAGTAAATCCCTTCGCAATAGCCGGTCTGAAGCACGATCGAATTGCCATAATACGCCTGGACGCCGGAAATCCTTGTGTCGATTGAGCCATTTAACTCGATCACGGCCGACTGCGTTGACCCCGCCGCAGCGGGAGGGCCAAAAAAGGAAACGTTGTTGACCTGGGTACTCCAGCAGTTGTTCAACACAAATCCGCGCAGGAACGTCTGCGGAAACGGGGGCTGGCCGTTATTTGCGTTTGGATAGCCGAAGCACTCGACATCGGTGATAAACGAGGTCACATAACCGAATGATGCCGCCGATGGAAACGTAAGCTGGGCAACCGCTGCGGTTTGACCGGTCGTGTTCTCAGCAAAAGCCGAAAAGTCGCGGATTATGACTTTATTGAAAATACTCGTCTGCGAGATATCAAAACCAATCCCTGTGTGCTCGATGTGCAGCCTAGTCAACCCTTTGCCAGCGCCACAAATCGTGACCGACTTATTGGCCCATGTGAGCGCCGAGGAGAGGTGATAGTCTCCCGCTGGTATGAAGATCTGCCCTCCCGTGCTTGGCAGTGCCGCAAAGGCCGCATTGAAACCTGCGGTGGCATCGCCGGCGCCCGGCGTCGCGCCAAAGTCGATAACATTTACCTGGTCCAGGGCCATGGCACCGAGGGTACGGCTTGGGGAGTTTTCTGCAACTTGGACCGTTCCGAGCGTAACGGGGCCAGCCACAGGATCGATCATCTGACCCTGATTATTGAGTGTGACATACCCTCCGGTTGGAATCTCCGCCGCAAGAGCAGCTACTTCCTGGTTGGTTGCATTCAAGCCTTGCGTGAGGGTGTTCAGTTCATTGGTAACGGTCGGATCCGTGCTCGCAGATATCTCCCCCTCACCGCTGATCGAGATGTTCGCACCTGCGCTGTAGAGTCCGAGCAGGAGGGAAAGCGGCAGCCTGCTCGGCGTGCCGCTTGAATTAAGGATTGCCTGATCCGTCAGGGAGAGGGAAGTGACTTCGGGGAAGCCTGCATGATCACCTCCATCCGCCGCCACGCTTCCTCCGACTATTTCCAATCCAACGCCGATGTCCACCGCCTCGGGGCCGCCCGGGCCAAGCGAGACACGGCCGAGGAGCGAACCACTCGGGATAACGATCGCCGGTTGAGTGCCGCTAAAGAGTTCTGCGACGGTGACCGCGGCGGTGGTTCCAGACTGGCTAATGGGTAGCTCGTCTTGCGCACTGACAGGTCCGGCTGGTGGCAGCTGTGGAATGGTTGGCACGGTGCGGAACCCTCCTAGAGCCGAATGCTGTGCGCGCAGCAATAGAACTGGATAATGCTCTTAATCGGCATGGAAATCCTAATCAGTCCGGGTATTCAGCCCGCAGCCGCAAGAACAGGCTTCTTGAATTCCGCGGCCAGTTGGCTCGTTGGGACTTGCGCTCCGCCACCAGCCTGCAGTGGGCGTAGGCTTCGCCCATGCCCCCTGCCGGACGCATCATGCAAAGCACGCTAGCGTGTGATGCCCTCGAGTTCGTTCTCGTTGCCTACGGCTTTGGAATCGGGGTTTGGGGCCGCCGGCCCCAATAGGGTCCAGGGACAAAGTTCCTGGCAGCCGGTGGCCGCTTGTGCGCGCCTGCCGCGTCGCCAGCAAGAGTGAAACATGTTCTCAGGCCACAGCGACCCAACCAGAGCTATCAGTTCCGGATTGCTTGACCCAAAATGTGTTTCCCGCGCCGCCATTGAGATTACGAAAATCCGATCCCGGCGGTGCCGACACGCTCCCTAATGGCGATCCACGTCCAACCGAAGACGTAGCGCCCGTCTGCTCGGCACTGCTTGACAAGTGGATCGCCCCACCGCTAGCGGGCCTGAGGATCACGTTTCCGCCGGAAACACTTTGAAGCGTTACGCCGCCCGCCCCGTTGGGAAGGATGTAATCCACCGGCGGAAAGGTGGTTGCACACCATTGCCCGAACAATCCCTCAAGTCGCGCGTCTCCATAGATGGGAATGGTGCTGTCGAAGTCCGTCCATGACTGGAATGGAGGCGAGGAGCCAGAAAGAACAAGTCGAACAGGTGTTGAACACAGAAGCCGTAAGGTGCGGGCCTCAATAACGGGAAGTCCGACATAAGCCGTTGCCGTGGCACCGCTGCCATCCCCTGTTATCAAAACCCCGGCGCCATTACCAATTTCGCCGTACCCAGATCCCGGGTTGGTGATCACGATCCATAGAACGGAGCCACCATAGACGATTGCCGACGCGGTCGCTCCAACCCCACTGCCACTGATCGTGACGGTGGCTTGCGTGTAGCCGGCGCCGCCGGAATTAACCTTTATGAACGTAATTTGCCCAAGTGTCGCAACTTGATGTGCTGTTAGCAGTGACAAAATATCCGGGGGTGCGCTGGTTACCAGAACTTCGTCCGCGCTGTCGGGAACAACGAGCGCCGGAAGATTGGCTACAATACTACTCTGGACCGTAAACCGTAGCAACCCATTCCACCGGTTGCCGATAATGATTGCGGAGTCGGTATGCACCCACAAAACCTGGGCCGCCCCGGCCCCACCCCAGGTAGCAAAGTCATTGTTTGCGATTGTGACGGTCTGAACTCCATCAAGCAGCCGGATCCCGCCGCCCTGCGCGGTGGTGAAGCCGATCCAGTTTTCGGAAAGAGTCAGTGCTGCGGTCGTTGAGAATGAAATTGTTGGCTCAATAGCGGTAACCACAATGCCCCAGCCATTATTCAACAGGTAGTTGGAGGAGCATTTTACGTTTTGTGATCCCCCGAGGGCAATGGCTGTTGTTGTGCCGGATATCTGATTATCGGAGATCAAACACGCCCAGGCGCCGCGTGCATCGATTCCGCAAGCCCCGCTATCGATCGTGTTTCCGTAGACACTTGATAGTCCAAGCCGTGCCAGGATTCCACCACCAGCACTGACAGTGCCATTGTTCAGGACCTGATTATTACACACAATTGCACCGCTCGCGCCGATACACAGTCCCCAATTTGCATTCGATTGCAAAATGTTGCTTTGAAAAACACAAATCGGCCCGGCGGCACCTTGTTGCGGTGGTGAGTTCCAATTTCCGATCAGCACTCCGTAGCCATTGTTGATGAATGAGCTACCGCCAATATCGCATGAAGTAAGTGAGTCGATGTCTAGCCCACACGCTCCATTTCTTGCAAATACGCTTTGAGAGACAGAAACACTACCGCCGCCGGAGGCTGAAAATCCTGCTAGAAAATTGTTTGCAAACCCGCAACCGGAAAACGAAGCCACTGTGTCAGCAGTTCCGGATAAAATCACCCCATTGCCGCTCCCGGCATTCGCGGCATTAATAAATTGACAGTCAACCAACGTGGCCCGCGTGCAACTCTGGGCGATAAAAAGGCAAGGAGAGTTCGAAGCAAAGAGTCCGCCACTATCAAACACGACACCAATACAGGAAAACGAGCCTCCCGAGGCCGTAATCCAGGTGCCGTCGGCGCTAACCTGCAAGCGCCTGAGCACGCTCGTTCCAGTAATACCAACAATGGATGCAGGTAAGGAAAAGTTCAGCGTTCCATTTATTACGTAAACTCGCCCATCGAGTTGCAAAGGGCGTCCGCTCGCAATCGCCGCCTGAAATGCGGCTGTATCATCGGTAATGCCATCGCCGACAGCGCCAAAGGACTCGATTGAAATCGCGTCCGACAAGATGCTTGCTAATGCCCGGACACCAACCCCGCCATTTGGCTGGACGAGCAGGCCAGATCCCACAAGCCCCGGAACTTGGGAAAAACTGCCGATAAACTGAGAGTAGGATACCGCCGCATTGACACCGCCTTGCGAAATCGGCACCAGATCGGTATTACCCGGTGCAGAACCACTCGGCAGACTGGATATAACAAAAGGTGCTGGTGCGCTCAAAGTCCCGCCAACAGTGCTAAGATTTGCTCCTATCGCTATATTCTCAGGTGAGCCGGTTCCTACGCTCAAGCGCCCTAAGAGATTGTTTTGCGGCACTGCGAGTGCGGGCTGAACACCAGAAATAACCTGTGCTCGAGTCGCCTTTAGAGCGACATAGTCCTGCGAAATGATAAATTCATCGCTGTCACCCACGGATATGGCGGCTGGCAACTCATCAATGGTGGGCATAGGCTGTTTCCAGCTAAGATGTTGTGATGGGCTGACCGTTTTGATCCGTAATTACGGCGTCAGTCTGGGTTTCAAGGTCATTGGGCTGCGTTGGCGGTATCGCTAAAGTCACCACGGGCAATTGAACAGTGCGGCCTAGCGTTCTGCCGCTGTTGGTGCCAATAGCAACGTTCACGTTATACGTAGTCCCGGCAAAGCCTGCGGTGAGCCAAAGTATCGCGAGTGTCCCGTCACCCGTGGATTTAACAAGGGTCAGATCACCAGGCTGATCGGGGCTAATCGTTATGTCGAGGGTTGCGATCGCGTCTCCTTGATCGCTGGTTATGGCGTCGGCAAAGTCAACGACATAATCAAGTGTATCTGTCGGATCTTTTGGCGGCCATATCAACGGTGGAGGTGGCGGGGGAGGGAACGATCCGCATGGCAGGGGCCAGAAACCCTCTATGCGCACAGTCCGCGACAACGAGGGTATGTATGTATAGGTGACTGGAGTGCCCACTTGATTCTCCCATCGTCGAAGCTACCGTTCTCATAACGCCTCAGCTTATAGGAGGCATCCGCAAAAAGGGCGTAGTCCGGTGCCTACCATTCAAGAATGACGAGGCCCGGTCCGCCCTGACCGCCAAGACCGGTCCCAATACCTCCGCCGCCTCCGCCACCTGGCTGGGCAGCAAAGTTCCCGTTAGATGCTGCTCCCGACGAAGATGTAACCGCAGTGGCGCCTCCACCGCAGTAGGCAGCGCCACCCGCGCCACCGATAAAATTAGTGTTGATTAATAGTGCACTACCGCCCGCGCCACCTTCAATTGCCAAACCATTGCCAGTACCGCCACCACCTGTTGCGCCGCCTAAGCCTGCAACACCATTGCTTCCGTTAGCGCCGGCAACACCACCCGATGCACCAGCCACTCCACCAAAACTTGACGCGCCGCCCTGTGAACCAGAACCAATTCCGCCATTCCCAACAGTAACCGTATAGGCCTCCCCGGGTGTCACTGGGCAATAGCCTTCGAAATAACCTCCAGCTGCACCACCCCCTCCAGCACCGCCATATCCCGATCCACCGGCACCACCTCCGCCCCAAATGCGAGCCTTCACTCTCGTAATGTTAGCCGGTGCCACCCACTGCCCTTGTGTGTTTGGGGTAAAATATTGCAGGTTTTGTGTACCTGGGGTAAGGTCGGGTAACTTCCAGGAAAGAAAGGGTGCGGCTGGCGCTAGAGTTATATTGCTAGCATTAATTGCCGTTTGACCGGATTGTACAGTAATTACGAAAAGCGGCACCCAGCCGCTGTCAACCGGAGGAGTCTGTTGCGACCCTAGCTGCGCTGGAGCCCCAGCCTTCAGTTGCAGTTGCACTTGCTCAAGGCGTTGCGTATTCTGGGGCAGGCCATCGTTGTTCGGTCCGCTGTAGGGTTGCGCAGGATCCTGCGCGTTGTAATAGGGAAGTACTACCGGTGTAGCATCCTGCTCTAGAAAACTGGCCTCAATTAAGTAGTTCGTCGCTTCACCGTTGCCACCGGGCGCGGTTAACGTGAACGAGCTGGAGGTCAGGATCGTTCCCATCTTCACCAGGGGTGTCGTCGGCATGGCCGGGAGGGATCCAAATGGATTTACATCGACGACACTAAATTGGGAGATAACGCCTGGGCCTATATTAATGGTCATGTCGGCTGGATCTGCTGGCGTGCAGGCTAACCCGTCTACTACAGTATTTGTGCCGAGTGTAAGCTGGGCGAGATAACCCAAGCCAACCATAGCGCTTCGTTCGAAATTAAGTAAGTCAGTATCTAGTGGAATTGCACCTGGATAAACAATTTGCCGATCCATCGATAACCCCTCAGAGATTTGAATACTGTCCGCGGTTGTTGGCGGCTTCGTCAGCCCAGAATTCTAATCCAGGCAACGCTTGCAGTTGGCAATACTCCAGACACCGAATCGTATATTTCGGCATCAGTGATATTAGGTGGCTCCATGGCCAAGCTGCCATAGACAATATATCCACCTGTTCCGTAGCCGGCAAGATTCACTATCCCACCGCCGGGAGGGCGGTTGACAGTCATAAAAAACTGGTACGGTAGCATAAGGCTTCCATATCCACCTGCAGCGCAGTAACCGACGCCACCAATACCATAGCCACCTGTGTCCGAAGGGTTGGCAGGCTCGAAAATTAGCGGTTGCGCGCCAGTTAGTTCGGATATGCAAAGCGCCATCGCGGACCTGGTGCCCCTTGGCCGGAGGAGCTCGTTCCGAACTCTCCTTAGAAAATCGTCGTCGTCCTCACCGAGATAACGGTAGAGAGTTATCCCAAAGAAATCGTTCGCGATGAGGTCGAGAAAGTCTCCGGTTGCTGTAAGTATTCGCGCCTGTAGTATAACGAATTGGACAAGTGAGTAAACAGCCGACCAGCCGGTTCCTATTCCTAACAATACGGCATCAAGAATCGGTGTATTGTCGCCAAACCAACGGTTTGGGAGTATTGCTCTTAATCGAGCCGCAATATCACTTGGATCGCCGGTCATTTACGACACCGTAATCGAGCCGGCAAGGATGACCTCTATTGTCGCGGCAACCAGGTCGGTCGACGCCCCGTTAATCTGGGTTAGAGTCACACTAACGACCGATGGATCGGTGTCGTGAGCAATTGCATCAAGTTTCGAGATGGCTAGCGTGCCCGCAATTGGCAGGTCGGCTATCCAGGACTGAATATTTGCCGCGATGGCCGAGCAGACACTTGCATGGGTGGCTGCATTCGTCGTGACAATAGACATGTTGACTGAAGCGTAGATTGCTAGCGGAGCCGTTACGAAATAGGTTGATCCGATAGGTCTATTGGAGTTGACAGCCGTTGTCGCGTCCGCCAGGAGCAGAGGATTGGCTACTCCGGTTCCGTCATCGGCGACAACGACAAAGTTCCCGGGCTGAAAGGTCCCAGTGCTACTCATATTTTCCAAGACCAGGTAGCGCTGGGCGATCTGAATAGCGGCGAGTGCTGCTTCGATCGCCTCAACAGTGCAAAGGGACAAACTATTGATATAGAGTTGAAACCGCGCTCGGAAGCTGGCATCGCTTTCCGAATTGATGCCATTAAAAAATGGCGCCGCGTTCGTGACAGTGTCAACGCCAATAATCGGCGATGCGATCTGTGTCAAGGTACCGGCCTGGACGTTGCCGCTTATACCAACGGAGTTGCATTGGACAGGTAAGTCGGCTAATAGAATTGTAGCCGGAATACTATAAGCATTCGCGCCGGTCCAAAACGTGTTGCTGCTATCGACGATAACTGAGAAACGCTGGGAATTATCGGAGGTCATGAGCTGCGTTCCAACCGGAACCGTTGCCACCTGGCCAGCCGTATATCTTGCGAATGTTGCTAGGCCCGAGGCTGCTGCTCCCTGCAAACGATAGAACGAGAAGTCCGCCATCCACGTATCAAGATCGGTCCCTGAGCTTGTTGAAGCCCTGGTCATGCTAAGAACTTGCAGGATCAGCCATTGCAGCCATAGAGCAACGCCTGCGCTAGATTCTAGTATAGCGCGAAGTACACTGCCGATCGTAAGGTCGATCAACTGTGCGGCGGATCCTTGCACCGCCGCCGCCATTTGCTGTACCAGCGAACTGAAGCTTTGAAGCGGAAGCTGCATATCATCCTTGGATCGAGAAGGTTAAGGTCGTTGAAGTCGCCGCCGTCGAATCGACATAGCGCAGGGTCGCAAGTACGTTTCCATTATTGTCGGAATCAACAAGTACCGAGGGTTCTGGGGTTTGCACCACGGACTGCTCATCTTGCAGTTGCCCGCGGATGACGGCCTCTATCGCTGCCGGGTCGCAGGGCGTACCAACAAAGGCTGCCAGGCCTGCCCCGTAGGTGGGTTGCCATAGATAATCCTGCGTATTTGTAAGAAGTCTACGAAGAACTCGCTGTTCGGTAAGCTGCGGCTCACTAACAGTTCCAATATCGCCGGTGGCACTTACAGTTAAGTCTTCAGCCCAGATCAAGCTAGCGTCGACCATGGTCAATCAGGGATCCGTTGGCACGGGCAGGATAGTCGCTGGCGGATGCGTATGCTCGTTGTAGTGAGTCCGCAATCCTGACAGAGGTCCAATGGAATCGGAAAGATCTCCCGTTACGTGGAGCGACCCATTGTGCGTCCAGGTTGCCGCTGTGCTTTCAAGCGAGCCGTCGTTATGGAGCTTAATCGAGCTACCTGTTTGATGAACCAACCAGCATTCGCCGGCAGGGGAGTCTGGCGGCGTCGCTTGATTCGACCAGAGTCGTCCGACCACAATCCCGTGGTCCGCATTACCCTCTTGAGCAATTACAATCACTTGATCGCCGATATTTGGGCAGCATGCAAAGCCCCACCCATTGCCAACCCAGGAAGAAGCTGTTGGTAGCCAGCCTGACAGTATGCCCTCGGGCTGGAGTGTTACGCGAACCGTATAAGTGGTTGGGTCGACCGATGAAACAAGTCCAATTCGCGGCTGGGCATAACCCTGATCAAGCTGGTTCGCCTGACCTTTCATGACATTCAGGAAGCTGTCCAAGGGAACGGTCTCGCCTCGATTGACTGCACAAAGCCTCGACCGACGGAAATATGCTTAGCGACCTCAGTAACTGCGTAGGTGCCATCCGCCAGCGCCGAGATGCCCTGCAGTAGCACTGTGTCGCCGGGCGCCGTTACAATATCGCCTGGCATATCGATGCTAACGGTTGTTTGATGGGTCATCAGTCGGGCTAAGGTCGCAGTCGCCAAGGTTGCCGCATCCGCGGTCGTCAGGTTTGGGCGGATCAGGTTTATAACAAGTGGTTGACTGCCCGATGCGGCGCTCGTCGCGGACTGCTGAATTGAACTTTGTAAGGAAGTGTCCCAGCTCCTCACGGTGACTTCAGCGCCAACCGCTAAGTTGAGCCGGTTTTCAACCCGGAGCGCAAGACAGTCAGACAGGACGACCGAAAGGGTATTACCCGACGACCTGCTAGATTGAAAGCATAACGTATCTCCCTCAACCCAGACTTCAAAGCCCTCGATCTCAGCCAGCCAGGTTAGAAGATCCCATTCGGTATAGTTGCGGGAGTTCTGAAGCAGCGCTGACGTCGTGCGCCCATTTTGAAAGTAGCGTCCTACCGGGGTCGAGGTAGGTTCGATCGCGCCCACAAGGCCCTTCGATGCGGCGAATGACGCTGCAATGTCGCTCGATGTCTGATTCTGAAACGTCTGCGCGACCGGTGTGGCGATAAATAAGCTACTCTGGTCCCGGCCCAAACAATATACTTCGTCTTTTATAGGATCAATGGCGAATGAGTCGACAATGCCGACAAAGGTTTCTGACGGTGCGCCGTCCATGATGAATGTAAGTTCCGCACGAATCGGTGGCGCGTCTATCAGATCTTCATTAAAGGTCGAAAAGACTGCGGAAAGGCTAAACCGGTCTGCGGCAAGAAAGCTATTCCGTTCAACTTGTGCTTCGATAACCGAGGAGATTTTTGATCCATTCAAGCAAGCCACTATGGTAGGCTGGCGGATGTTACTAGCCGCCATTGGATACCATTGCCTGTTGCGGCAGGGTGGGAATCTCTAGCGTCACCACCCCACTAAGCCACGGGTCCGTCAATGCATTGGCTTGTGCGATGACCGTCCACTGCAATGGATCACCGTAATACACCAGGGCGACACCAAACAAGGTCCGGCCGGAAACAGTAATCTGCATTACAGGGTGCTAATTGAAAGATTGGTAGCTGCACGGGACACGTAGGCTGCTGCGGCGAGCAACTGAGCTAACTGGCCGGCAGCCACAACCTGATCACCAAGTGAAGTGGACCCCAGGCCGGTATTGGCATTGCTAACCGCCTCCTCGATTGAAGTCTGGGACGTGGTGATAGCACTCAGAGCCGTCGCGAACGCTTGCGTTCCCTGCTGAAGTGCGTTGGGTTGCGCGATTGCAGCAAGGGCCGAGGACACGTTGTAGTACGCACCAGCTTGCTGCAGGTCGGACTGGATTTGGCTGAGCAGGCCCAACCCTCCCCCACCCGCGGCGCTATCAGGATCCTGGGTAACAGTACAGATAAGTCTATACGGTATCCACCACCGATTTCTATAATCGAGATTTAGTTCATTAACAACAACTTGATAAAGAAAGCTGTCCCATGCAAGCGTAACAGCCTTGCCTGAAACTCGGATGCCATCAAGTGTTCGCGCTCGGTATGCCGCATCTGGACCGGCTAAAATGCCATGCCATGAAATGTCTCCATCATCAGCGCCAAAGGTATCAACGACCCTCCCTCCATCAGGCAGTCGGTGAACAACAAGTGCCTGTCGACCACCAAACCGTATCTTGGCCGGAATCTCAAATTGGTGGAAGAGCACGCCACCAAGACTAATAGCCATTCAGCCCCCAACATAGTTGCCCACCGGCAGCGGTGTTCGTCGCGGATCGAAGCCGGTCGCGCTGCTAGCAACCCTGTCGGCCAAGCGGCTGATTGAACGTTCTATCCATCGCCCGACCAGCGTGCCGTCTAAGTAGACGTCACCCTGGATTGGGTTCTTCGACCCAGTCTCGTCCGGCGTTAAAGTCGGTGGATTTTCGGAAAATCCGCGTGGAGCGGAAGCATTGGCTGCATCGGAGTCAAGGACTGAGCCCGCGGCGTCAGGCGCAAAATTAGGCGGTGGCGCGCCGCTGTTAGCTCCACTTCGTTCGATTGTCGGAGCCTTTGGTTGCTGATCTGGCTTGCCACCATAACGGGTCGCGAAACCGAACGGCTGCCCCACCGCTCCGACCGATCGGAGATGGTCACCCCCAAGGTTATTCGCATAAGACGACTTCGTGACCAGGGCGGTCGCGTGCGGGTGCTCAAGGTTGGAATTGGTTGCCTGTAAAGTGCTCTTGCCGTGCCGGGTAAGCCCGAGTTTGTTCAGTCTGCTTTCGATAACAGAAAATGAGTATGGCGGTCTATCTTGCGCATCTGCGGAGGCTGGTATGGCGCCCAGCTTAGCTGCTACGGCTATATATTTGGCAGGCCGGATTGCCGCCCGCTTTCGCATTGAAGAACTCGCAGCCGACCATTCTCGGTCCTTGGCTGATGTTGCGTCCCGTTCTCGTACAGATGCTTTTGAGGCGAATGGTGTCTGAGCAACTTTGCTAGCGAGATCTCGCTGAACCGCGGTTGGCTCAAGCCGGTTTGCAAACCCAGCAGTCGATTTAGTTGACGGAATATTACGGAAAGCATAGCGTCCTGCGTCAAGTTTTCTATCAAAGCTTACAGCGTTGCTAGACGACGCCTCCTGTAGTAGTGAGCTTGGGGCGCCTCTGTGCTTCCGGGTGGCTGGGCAAAGCCCGTAATCACCAAGCCGACGCCAGCGTGACGCACATGATGAAGCATTAAGGGTCGATCGGCCGGCAACCGCAATCGAAGGCACGATGGCAAACCGAGAAAATGTCGGTTCTGCTAGCTGATGCTCCTCCATCATGGGTATTCCGCAAGCGCCTTGCTAGGCGGATTTCCACTGATCGGAGTTTTTATTATATTTAAGCCCGTCCAAGTATGCAATCGCTTCAATCCATGTTGTGCGCTCATCCTCGCGTAGCGAGAAGGCAACATCAAACGGCACCCCGTTCCGAACTAAATATAAACAGTCGATCAGATCGGGGTGCTGGGTTGGTTTCCCCCCACAGATCCATTTCCTTGCTCGCTCTCCCACCTGTCAAAGAGCGTAGCAACCGCTTGCAAGCCATCGTCGCCAAGGCGTGCGATAACGGCCTCCAACTGTGCTTCGTTGACCGGCTGAGGAATAGGTATGCCGTCAACGTTGGTAACCGCGTAGGCGAGTGTCGCCATGCCCACGTAAGGCATATTTTCCGATAGCTTCGGGCCTAACGCCTTGAGAAGTCGAAGTCGGTCAAGTGCGTTGGGCCGACGGACACCAAATGTACGTCCGGTCAAATCCTGTATCTGCTGCTCGTATGTGTTTTGCTTGATGATGCTGCTGCTTGGCGTCTCGGTCACAGGCGTTGCCTCTTTGTTGCATAAAAGTCGAGCTTTTGGCGCACGCTTGAGTCCCCCCTCCATGTACCCGAATTTGCAAGTTTGAAGACAACCGACGAGTACTGGTAGGTGGAGAGCGAGCCATCTGTTTCTGTGACATATTGGTAAACTGTGCCCGCCGCGAGTGAGCCGGACGTATAGTAGGCATTCTCTGTCATAGCAATGAAGTCATCTACCGCCGCAGTCCCACGTTCAACCTCAAAACTGCCCTCCCATCCCTTAGGGAGCTCCGCGCCCATCGGTATGCCATCTAGCCGGTCAAGTCTAACCGACTGAGTAAGCTGATGACTCTCGAATCCGGTAACGTAAGTTATGTCCACGCGGCCAAACGGGCCTATCACAACCAGTTGGCAGTCGCTACCAATTGAAAAGGAGTTTACCGGCATACTAAACGCTCCCCGAAACAGGCATTACTATATAGCTAGCCGTTTGGTAATATCTGGCTCTGCACAATTACGGTTTGTCCACCTTCAACATTGACGATGAACTTCTCGTTGATTCCTTGGTATTGAACCTGGCAATCACTTTGCACATAGCCGAGACTTGTGCGTGCCGGCGGATTGTTGGTAACGTCACAGATTACTGAAAATGGTGGGGAGCCCGTGGTGCTGCCGAGCAGTCCCTGGTCCAGAAGGCTTTGCAGATAGCTCAGTTGTGTGGCTCGTATATTCATGAACAAGTCTTGATTGATTACCTGACCAACAAACAGACCCATGCTCGCCGCCAGCGTGGAAGCGATGAAGTTTGTCATGCGCGTATAATTGTCTCCGTTGGTCGCCGGGTTGCTTGATGTATTATGGCCACATCTAACACCCCAGAAATAGCCGCCTGGTTGCGGGTTAGCGATTACGTCGATGCCATTCGAAAATAGGGTTTGCAGTTCTGCATCACTGTACGTGGTAGCTTGGCCGCTGCCGGGCAGGCCCGAAAGTTGCGACCCGACTACATTGTACAAAGGCTTGTTTAAGCTGCTTTGTTCGGGGGATAGATTGGCTAGTCGGCCGCCGGCAAAACCTTGCGGTGAGACAAGTCTCAACAGGTTGTTGGTTTGGTCGTTCCAGTATAGCCAATCGCCGAACATCATTTTTGCGAAGGGCGAGTCAACGCCGCTTTGCTGAAGCGTTGTAACGGCGTCTTGAATTGTGTCTCCGAGTGGGCCGGTCAGAATCACGTATGCGCCCTCGGAGGCACCGAACGCAGCTTGGTTCTCCCATTGCGTTGAGTCGTCTGTATCCGCCAGCCAGACTATCGAGCAGCCTTGCCCACGAAGTGCATACATTCCCGTCCGTGGGATGCTGTCCTGTCCAACCAGCGTCGAAGCGGAAATTGAGCCGACACCGTCGGTTCCGCCCAGCAAGACCTGGTTCGTTATTACCGTCGGGCTGCTCGATGTCGCGGTGCCTAACACCGCCGTAATCAGCTGCGAAGGACCGCGCAACGGCCCGTTGCCTTGTGTGACGGCGCTAACTAGTCCGGTCCAGAAGGCTTCCGGAGAGGCCGCTGCCAGGTTATCGAAAACTTCTGGCACCAAGCCGGGCAAGCCGACCGTTAATCGCCAGGTTCCGTTCTGCGTCCCGCTTGATATCGAGAAAGCGAGAGTGTTACCGGTTGATCCCGTATAAAGAGCCGTAAGTTGAATAGCATAGGCACCGTTTGCACTATCGATCGCATAGGAGGCGGCCGTATCAGTTCCATCGGTAACTCTCACGCAACGGAAGGCCGCGGCGCCCTGCTGAACCGCCACTGCCACCTGTGTACCCAGGTCGTATTTGCGAGCGATAACAGCGCCGAACGCCGCTGCATAGTCAGTCATTGTTCCAATAATGACAGGGGTGTTAACAGGTCCCCAGCTAGCGGTACCCACAACGCCCGCTAAATTTGTCGGCACTCCATTGATAACAAGATTTTGTGGAGGAACGATCTGGACATAAAGGTCGGGAACAATCAGGCTTGTAGTGTTCAGGCTACCTTGCTGGTAAATCGCCATTCTGTCCTCTAATCATACATACAAGGATTGTTCAGCAGCAAAGGTGCCGATTTCACACCACGTTAGATGAACAAGCCCACTTCCGGTCTACCTACGCGCGATGTGATTTCAGTGTCTCGCGGATGGCGCACGATTGTCCCAAATCGGTGAGCCGATCGGAGACCTTTTCTTATCGTGCATCACTATTGTTCTGGGCACCAGGTGGTAGCGGGGAGACTGAGACGAAGCCTCATCGCTATTCTACGGTCCTCGTAGATGGTGGTTGCGACACTTGCGCTTTCATGATGCAGAATGCCTTTTGCCGAGCAGGACCGGCCAAACCGGGATCGCCGCGCACCGAAAATTCGCGTCACACCCAATAATTGACACCGTTTACAGACGTGTCCCCGAACAATAGAACTGGTCCAACGAGGGAGATTGTTGTCGCATAGTCGACCGTATAGACAAGGTCGCGCTGGAAGAATCCCGCGCCCTGTAGCGTATCGCTGCTACTTTCCGAATGGAACCGCAATCGGCCGCTTGAGCCGTCAGCAAGTGGCAAGAAGTTCGTAGCTGTCAAGCCGGCCATCACCGTTGATGCTGCCAAGTCCCGGTTGGCCGGAGTCGGGCTCCAGAGTGTCATCCGGAACTCCTGCTCTTGGCGTCCAATTTCCTGTAGCAGGGCGGCCGCGGGGTAAGTTCGCCCGAGAATGCTCTGCCCGTTCGGAACGGTGACCGTGGAACCGGTAACCCAGACTATATTTCCAGCAGCACGAGCCATATCGGCTAGGATAGCGGCGATCAGATCAGCACTTTCGCCGCCGTTTGCGACGTAGACGAATGGCGATCCCTGTAGAAGAAGCCCAGCCTGCGTTCCCGCTGAAGCCGTTCCAGAAAAGGTTACCGAGCTCTCGGCAGCATCGATGGTTACGGTGAGCGTCGCAATTATTGGCAACTCGTAGGTCTGCGGCAGCCAGCGCGTAGTATTCCGCGCCCCGTCGTCTACCGCGTATACTGCAATGTCAGATGCGCCAGTTGCGCGGTCCATACTAAGACCGGCAGGCATTGGGAAGCCTCGAAATATGCGGCAAGGCCAACCCAGCACCGAGTTCGTCGTACTCTGTCCATTCGGATACAAAATAGCAGTGATCGCTGATACCAGCGCGTTTTCAACATCCGAAGCGTCGGCCACTTAGATCAACTTTCAGGTGCAGTTGTCGTCTTCCCTTCGTGAGCGGAGATAGAGATCCCATTCCCGTTCCATTTCCGGCTTGTTACCCGCCCACTCAAGTATGCCCCAGCTATTACGTTTCACGTCGGTATCGGGGTCGAAACCGTGACGGACGAAGATGTCCCATCTATCGATATAGCCCCGTCTGCGCTTGTCGCCGTGAAAGCGGTGCTCGATCATACCAGGTAGTGCGGCCAGTCTTCCATTAACGTATCGCTGAGCTCGCTCCTGCCAACGCAGCAAGTGGCTTTTGTACGACTGGCCGGCCCCGCTTGGCCAGCTCCTGTCAACCTTACCCACAAGTGCCAGGGCCATGTGATGGTCGCCGCTTCCCATGCCACCATATTCAAATAACCCCCCTGTCCAATCAAGGAACTCTCGCTTAACCGCCCAGAAATACCCGGAATGTGGGTAAATCGCATAGCCGCCATCGAACTGCCAGAACTTCGATCCCTCAGCGACTACCGGTGCGCCGAGTTGATACTGGCGGCAGAACGAAGTGTGGGTTGCTAGCAGTTCCCCGTTTGGTCCTAGGTCCAATGCCCGGTCCCAGGTTTGAATGGCACGGTAATGTTGGAGGTATTCAACGGTTTCGGATGCCCAGTTCGCATTCCGATGCCATATATCGGCATCGCCCCATGCTATGTATTCGGCATCAGGGATGCGCTTGATGCCTTCATTTATGGCGCACTCCTTGCTCCAAGCCCAGCTTTCAGCACGAAGCCCGATATGGTTCACGTGCGGGAGGTCGGCTATGAACTCCCTCTTGCCATACTGAATTTCAACAACGGTGAGCTTGCAACCCGAGTCCAGAATGTGACCTACCCAGTCTCGATAGTGGCGATCCGGAGTGGTCCACCGTAGCGGGTTGAAACGAGCTGCCACAACATGCAGAGCGTCAGCACGCATACCCAACTCCTAGAGGTCCGATTTTTGGGCTAGGTCCGGCACGTGCGATTGAGCAAGCATCAGATTATGCATGGCGTCGTTGGCTGATGACGGTGCTGCCACAGACCAACCAGGGTGGATGCCACGCATAATGTCACCCAGCCACCTGTCGGGCAGTAAGCTGCCAGCCAAGCGCCGTCATTTCTGCTGCTGAGACAAGAAAGTTCCGCTGCATATCGTCGATCAAAACGTCGCCAGCCGCCGGAGGTACTGGTAGCATGGGCAGCATCACTTGCCATAAGCCAAAATGCGTCTCTGGTAAATCGCCAGTAATTCTCGCGTTTACCGACAGTAAAGTCGCGGGCCATCGATCAAGTAGGAGAGGCGCTTGGCCCAGTACCAGTCCGCCGTATTGGCCAGGCTGGGGGATAATTGGTCGCGCAAGGCTCACGATGGCATTTGTCCAAACGCAAAGCGGCGGTTCCAGCGGCTTTTCCGCTCCAATGAAATAAATGCTAGTCGGCGAGACAAGGTAGTCCCCCCGATGAACCACGCACCCGTCAAAAACACCCCAGCAGTAGGGTGATTTCACCCCGGCGGCGCTCGAAAACCTGCTCTGCGATGCGTATAGGAAGGCGTTAACCGTGCCGAGTCGGTTGCGCGGCGCGGTTGGCGTAGCTGACCCACGAGGGCGGAACAACTGGTATTCAAGTCCGATGCACCGGGCCGCGGTGCGAAAGCCGCGGTCGATTGCCGCCTGAATGCTCTTAATCGGCATTACACAATTAAGCCCACTCCGCCCGGTCCCAGAGCCTCGCCTGGAGGCACACCCAGAAAGCCGCACAGGCGCCGTCGCCAAGCGTCAAACAAACGTAGGCGATCTTGAATTTCGTTGGTATTACGCGTCCAACTTGCCGCGGCGTCAGAGTTCAAAGTCTCCGCCGCCACTGGGATGCCGCCTTCTAGTTCGGTCAACGTCGCCACGTAAGTCAGAACAACAGCTTCCTCGTCGGATGTCAGGTTATTCATCCGGTATTCCAACGCTCCGTAGGCCGTGAAGAAGCGCCAGCCCAGATTCCCTGCGTCATCACTTCCAAACGCCGGATAACCGCAAAATCGCCTAACGGCAACCTTAACCGGATCACTAAGCATTTTGCTGCACCGTAAAAGGCTAGGCCGTAATCAGACCCGAAGCTGACGTCCGGTCGGCCACCCGCCTCGTTCCCGCCGCGCCATCAACCTATGTGCTCGATCATGACTGCCCGCTTGAAGTTCTGGTTAGTCGCCGTAGGGACTGTCAGGTTTGTCGTTGTGGTGTCGGAAGGCGCACAAAAGCCACCAATCCAATACCAGGATTGGGCAATGATTTGCTGCAACCGATCAATGGGTGGTCGTGTAACCATGCAAATCCCGTCAACCATGGTCACGATTGCATCCTTCGGCGCCACGTCGTCTGCCGCCATGCCGGCAAAATCACCTTCAACCAGCGCGCCTTGTCCAACCACAATCGGCCGTCGCACCATGGCGTTCGGCACCGAAGGTGATGCCTGAACGTATGACTCGTTGGTCAGGACAAAACGTAACCCCAGGAAATCGTTCACCACGCCCTGGCCTGGCTTAAATACTTCTGCCGCCGAGGTGTAACCAATGAAGAGCCGTTGGAAATCCTGATCCGCAAAAAGTTGCCGCGCGCTTATGGGATCCAGGTAGCAATTGTAAGCACCATTAATATCCGGTACGGCGTTGAGCCGAAGATTTGCAACCGCGTCGAGAACGTTGGCCATCTCCAGTTCGTCGGTTGAGATAAGCTGACTGGTGTTTGTGCGCCCATTTGGGCGCAGAATGAGCGAAGCCGTTGCAGCTTGAACCGTGTTCAAGGCGGTCCCGTCAGCCACACTGACGTCGGTTGAAAATGTCAGAGTTCCCGAAATTCCACCGGGGGCGGTCGATACGTTGATTGCATCCGCCGTGCTACCGATAAGCGTATAGGTATCCAACCCCACCATCACGGCCAATGTATTGGTTGGTGATACAGTTTGCTGTACCCCATTTATGAATACCGTTTGGAAGCCGCGAATGTCGTCGACGGAGATTGTTGTCGCCGGCGCTGTCAGTGTCACCCGAACACGGGTATTGCCACCGAAGTAGGCGTTGAACAGGGAATTTCGTGCAAGATCATCGAGGCTTCGCGCCGCCTGCTCGCCAGTAACATAGGCATTCTGAAGGAACATGCTGGCAATGGCGACCTTGGCGGTCACCATGTTCAGGTCCATGGTAGCCGCATAGGTATTTAGGGTCAGAGTATACTGTTCAACGCCCCACGTGCCCGGTGTAAGGCCATTGTCCAAATTGGTATTCATACTGGGGTTGAGTGGCGACGTAACGGCAGGCGCCAAGCCAGCTCGTGTTTTGGTCAGAGTTTCGCCAATCCCAACTGCGAAGTCCTCGCGGTCGGCGCATGCCCGATAGCCGAGCCGCGAATGCAGCGCCTGTTCAAACTCTCGCTCAAGAAAGCCCTGCTGGATGATCGGCTGCAGGGCCGGCGGAAAATTGTCTATGCTCATCTATTTCCCCTTGGTAGTGACACCAGGGGCACTGCCCCTGCCGCAAATATGATCGCGGTAGTTAATAGTTTTCCCATTTTAGCAAACAACGGGGGTATTGGAACGCGTAACTCCGATTTCACAGTCGGGTATCGCCATGTCGAGAGAGCAAATCGTTTGTACCCTCTCGGCCCAATCAGGAGCGGTTTGCAGCCGGCATCACCCAGCACGGATGATGTCCGTCGAGATGCGCACGAAATCGTGGGTTCTCACATGCCGGCCACGAGCCACTAGCGCTTGCGAAGGATATCGGATCGTGCCGCCCGCCATTCCTCGGTCGTCATTTCGGTCGCCAGTTTGGCTCGCGGTTTCTGATGCGCCGGAGCGGAAGCGGTACTGCTCGAACTGGCCCGCGTGAAGAGCCAAGGTTTGCTGCGTTTCAACTTTGCAATCGTCGTTGTTGCACCCTGCACCCGTCCGTCTGCATCAACAACCAGATCGGCGACATCAACAAGCTTCAATCCATCAAGATCAACAATACCCTGGCTGACTGCCTCGGTCCTCAATTCGGCCATCATGAGTATTTGTTCAGATTCTTGCGCCGCCGCGGCCAGGCGTGCTTCTAGTTCGTCGCAACGCCGCCGCAACGTATCCACTATCTCGCCCACCTCGGTCGCCGGTTCATCAGTCATCACGCGTCCTCTGCCAGAATCCGGTCGAGCTCATCTTGCACGTTGTCAATGCCGCAACTCGGCGCCAGGATTCGCAATCCTGTTTGCCGGGAAATATGTTTGCCCAATACCAACCCCATTACCCGATTGGCCTCCGCCAGCCGGTCGCCCGCGTCCGCAGGATACCAATCGGGCCATCGTAGCGATACCGGCGTGTCCTCCGGCAAATTGTCGCTGGCTACGTCGCCGAGCGTCAGGTGATATACCCGCGCGGCGCGCAGCATCATGCGGGCAAGCGCGGCCAGCCCGCTGCCATAACTGATCCGCAAATTATCGGCCAGCCAAACCAGCCCCTGGTTCATCAGTTCCAAGGCTCGGCCACTCGCCGGCACGGTCAGTCGGCTAGGATCCGCTCGGTTCCCGTGCATGCTTTCCAAGGCCATTTCACGCAGGGCCCTCACATATTGTATTACCGCCTCGCTTGCCGTACCGCCTATTTCCAGCAACTTTGCGTCGCCCTTTTCGCTCACTACCAGCGCGTTGGCCGCACCGCGCACCATAGTGCCGTCTAGCCCGGCGGGTTCTTTAATGAGCAAAGTCGGATCGCTACTGTATTTAAGCCCGCGTCCGGCCTGGCTAAGCTGGTAATCGATTTCTACAATCGTATCCAGTGCCGCCCAGAAGGTGGCGGCGCCATCAATGCCTTTGCCACCAGGGAGATTCTTGATCCAGACAAGGGGAACGAATCCAAGGCCATGCCGTACGGTTCTGCTTTCATCCACCGGCAGCACGCTTGTCGAGCCGACAGGCTCCGGCAAGAACCACGTCTCGAACTCCGTATCCCAGCGGCGGCAGAACCAATACGTCCCGTCCGGCTGATCGATCGTGTAGCCTTGCCGCTCCAAGTCGCGGCCGCTGACCTTGTACCGCTCTACAACGCTGGCAAGCTGGTCCGGTGCTTCAGGATTCCAACAGGGCGAAAGAAACAGCGTATCAAGAACATCCAAGAAAATCCTGCCGCTCAGCAGCCGCATCAGAATCGCGACGGAACCCACGCTTCCGCGCAGCGCCGCTTCGGTCATCACGGCCTTCAGGTTCGTGTCGCTGCTCAGGCGGGTCAAAGCCGCTGCAACTAAGCCATCAGCCGAGTCAACGATGGGAAAATGTCCCTCGCTGAACAGCAAGGCGACACTGTCCTCTACCACAACCCTTGCGAGGTTGCTGCGCACCGATGGCGCCCGGCGCCGCAACGGAATGTATTCGCCGTTGCCGTCCCGTTCTTCGTCGAATGAATATGGTAGTAGGTCGTACAACGTCCCATTCAAAACACGGCCCAGCACATCCAGCCGATGTGTGCGTTCCGGAAAGGCGGGGTCAAATGGAACAAGTTTGCTTAATGTTGAAAACACGGTTATCGCGCCAGGAAAGGAAGGGACGCGAAGCGAGCTGGCTTGCGATCTTGCGTTAGCATATGGAAAGCGCGAGACAACGCATCCACCTGGTCATCCTTCTTCCCGTCAGGAAAAGCCGCTAGTTCATCCAGGAAGTCCCGGTTCCAGGCGCCGATCAGCATGCGCATGTTGCCCGCCGAAACCTGCGAGGCAACGGCTCGGGCGCGCAGCCCTTTGGATCCGCATTCGGGGCTGCTCTGCACCACAAACCCAGCCAGTTCGCGGGTCAAAATGGTTGCCTGATGCAATCCGGCCTGCCCGGGATCGCGCGGCAAGCCTATCGGTACGTCCAACCCGTCACATTCGGCAATCCGCCGGATAACTGCAGCCAGCTCCGCGGGGGCTACGCGCACCCGATAGACGTCTTCTACTATAAATCGGCCGTTGCGCTCTTGCGCCAAACGTAGTCCGACGGTCCAATCATGATCGCCATCCACCGAGACCCCTGCGGCCAAATCCCAAGCCCGCACCCGCGCCGCGTCGTCAACACGATCGATCGTCGCTATCAGCCTTGGGTCAAATGTGCGCCCCATCTCGCGATGGGGCGCTTGCTGAAATAGCGCTGAAAAGTGCCGCTCACCCAGGGTTTCTCGTTTAGCCAGTAGGCCTGCTGCGTCTTCCCATTCCGGCCAAAGCGCCTCACCGATATCGCGGCCCAGCACGTCCCCTGCCTCTGCCAAGGCGGGCAGCACCAGGCTTTGCCAACCCCCAGCTTGCAACAAGCGTGCTGCCAGGTCGTCGTAATGCCATCGCGTCATCGCCAGTACCACGGCCGCACGGGGTTTCAGCCGCGTCATCAACTCCGATCGGAACCAGTTCCACAATCGCTCACGCGACTCGAGGCTTTCTGCGTCCGTGAGGGACCGGATCGGGTCATCAATAACCGCAAGATCGGCACGGCGGCCGGTTACCGCGCCTTGGGTTCCGACGCCGAAATAGCTGCCGCCCCGCGTGGTCGCAAACGCAAGCGCGGCCCGCTCATCGGCGCGGATTTTCAAACCCAGCTGGGCCGAGTATGTATCGATCAGCCGCCGGACTCCGCGCCCGAAATGCGCAGCCAAACTGGCCGTGTGGCTAGCGGCAATGACCGACCGTTCCGGGTGGCGCGCCATCCACCAGGCAGGGAACAGCAGACTTGTATAAGTACTCTTCGCCGAGCCCGGCGGCAACAGTACCATCAAGCGTCCGCTCTCGCCATTGGCAAGCCCTTCCAGCGCCGCAATCAGTGCTCGGTGGTGTGCTGCCGGCGTGTAACCCTGCTCGGCCAGCGCGTGGATCGACCAGGCGAGAAGACTACTCCGGATCTTCTGACGCAGCGCCCGTTCCTGCTCCGCTTCCTTCGCAGAGGCGCTCAAGATCCTCGTCTCGCAAACTTGCGACGTTCGTCGCGCTCGCCGCCACGGGCTGCGGCCGGGGATGCACAAACGGCGCCGCCGCCCGTGCGGCCGCGATCGCTGCCGACCAGTTTTCTGCGGCGACACACTGCTCAATGATGTAGTGAAGTGCTTCTAGCGGCGTCTTGAACCGACGCATTCCGACCGTCGTTGTTGCGTCCGAAGATGGCACCGGCATCGCAGCGCGCAAACCGCCATCGTTAATTGGTTTATAGCAAATGTTGGGGCAGGTGGGCAAGGAAAAAATGCAGGCTCACGGAAAAAAATCCGATCGCGTTCTAACGCCAGGGTTAACCGCGCTTTTGCTAGCCGCGCTAAGCGGTGCCAGCGCCTGCAGCGGCACACCGACCGTTACCTATACCGGGGAGGTGCGGCCGCTCGCCGGAGTCTGCGAACCTACGCAGCATGGCATTCTTACGATAACCGGCTCCGCGGTGCAGTTTGGCCCCTCCCAAGGTGTCACCATTCTAAAGGGAAGGCTGGGCGCCGGCGGCACCCTGACCGCCGCCTCCGATGCACCCGGCATGGATCGCAAGCCGTACCATCTCAGCCTGACCTCAACCGTTCAAGGCGACGCGGTCACCGGCACCTACGTCACCCCGCGTTGCCGGTATTCGGTCAACCTTCACCGAACCAACCCCTGAACACCCCGCGCCGCCGGCGCCCTCTCACATATTATATATAGACAGCTACGGGCGCGGACCTCCCGGCTCAGGAACCGTCACCCCCGTCGGTGAGGTCATCAAGGCCCGCAGCCAACCGGTTGTCCCCGCCGCAGCGCCGTCACGGCGCCAACCAGAATGTCGATTCCCTGCCCATGCCACCGCTGCACCGCCTTGTGATCGGCGCCAATCAGCTGCCCCAGGCGCCGCCACGAATACAAATGCCGCTCGGTCACCGGGCTGACCAAGCTCCTCGCGCCAACAATCCGGCGCAGAACATACCGGTCGCGGGGGATAAAACTGATCCAGCCCAAAGCCTCATCCATCCGCGTAATGCGTGAGGCCGAAGGAACCGCCGGCCTCACCCTGCCTCGGTCCCAGCCATAGGCCTCAGCCGCCGCCTTCACCACGTCCAGTTGCGACATACGAAGTCGCGTGGAATGTCCGGTGCCCGGCAGCGCCAGCAAGGTCGCTCCGGCTTCCTCCAAGCGGTAAATCACGAAAGCCGTATCCACCGGCTCCTCGGCCTCGCGCCCACCCGCGGCAAAATCCCTATCAATCGGATTCATGGTTTGTTCCTACAAGAAAACAGGATACGGGTACGGCGCGCCATCCAGCACAGTGCCGCGGGTGATCAGGCCCCAGGTCTCAGGATGGCCCGGCTGAAGGCAAGGCCTGTCCACCGCCTCCGCCTTAACCACCGCAACTGGTGGACTCTTGCTCGCGCCAATCTTTCGGCCTCGCTCCAGCACTGTGTTGCGGCTTAGCGAAAGCTGGGTCCCGATCGAATCCCAGGTCATCCATTCCCACCGCAACCGGCGAATTTGCTCATCCATCTCGTCCGTCCATTGAATCCGTTTCAGCAT